AACAACACCCGAAGGTACAGAGCTTGTCTGGAATCAAGACCTCGTTTCTTGCGTAGTGGAAATAGGCCACCTATGTACACAATGGGGAACCGATGCCGAGGGTATGCAAGTATGCGAAGCAACAGACCCACTCTACGCCGTTGACATCGTATGGCAGGATACGGCTCTTGCTGCTTACGATAGTGCATTGGTATGGCCTAACCCCGTCGGTGTAAACTCTTTTGGCTACACGTTAGACCAAGAGTACGCTCAAGCGTATTGCGTTGCTAATCCTGATGCCGCTTATTGTCAACCTCCAGCCCCGATTGAGTTATGAAGCAGTTTTTGAATAGTCTGTTCGGAGTAGGCGACGAAGTGAGCAGCAAGCGTGTCGTAGGTATTATTGGTGCCTTTACCCTTTTTGTTACAATGTTCGTCAATTCATTTTTTGACCACAACATTGCTCCAAGCAAGGAGTTGGTAGATGCCGTTCAGTACATTACAATTGCAATGTTCGGTTTTACGTCCATAGATAAGTTCTCCAAGAAATGAAAATGCCCGTTTCTTTTGACCAGTTCCAAAAGAATCCTATCGCTGCAATCGCATTTGTTGCTCTTGTAGCAATCGGTTACTTGTATGTTGACCAAAAGATGACTAACACCAAAGTTGATGACCGCTGTCAAGGTCGTGTAAACGAGTTGGAAGTGAAAGTAGATAAGTACGTTGAGCATATCCGCAGACTGGATAGTGCCCTTGCGTACACGAGTGCTAAAAATGAAATGTTAATTCAAACACGATGAAAACAATGTACTCTAAAATCGCCCTGTATCTTTTGATTGGCGGAGTTATCGGTTACGGATTATCGGCAAAGGTTAAAAAGACGAATGAGCCAGACCCCGTAGACATGATTCTGGAAAAATCGCAGCAGACCATGAAGGATGCGGGAGTGGTATCGGCAAAGGTGGACAAGGTAGTGGTAACGGAAATCAAAGAGATGAAGGAAACCATTGAGGTATTAGAGGTTGAGAACACTCAATTGGTTGAGAAAGTAAATGTTATGCAGAATGAGATTCGTACTATTAAGTCTGCTCATAAGCAGCCATTCAATGTACTCGCAATCTTACCCGATTCAGCGGGTGGAGGGGAGTGATACATTGGTAATAATAACCAAGGCGCAAGCGTCAGCCATGAATGCAAGGTTTTTGCAGATGAAGAGCGAAATTCAATTGCAGAAGACAGAGTATTCCTATCTAAAAGGCGTAGCGGACTCTCTGACGGCATTAAATGTCAAAAATAAGGTCGTACTATATCGTGTCAAAGAAAATGCAGCAGAGGCGGAGAAAATGCGTCGGGAGCAATCGTTGGCAGCAGGTATATTCCTAACATGGATTTCTTTAATACTGGTAATTCTCAATGGCTAAATCGCAATCCGTTGTTGTATTTGTTTCTAAAAGCAAGAAACGAGGCAAGCATTCTAAAAAGGCATCCACAAACAAAGCAAGTAAACATTACAAAAAACCCTATAAATCTCAAGGACGATGAAACTAAGTGAAAACTTTACGCTGGAAGAGTTTACTTACAGCCCAACCGCCATTAAGCATGGAATTGACAACACTCCAACACCGGAACACATTGAAAACATCAAGGTTTTGGTAGAGAAGGTAGTGCAGCCCGTGCGTCATTTTCTGCGTCAGCCGTTAAAAATTAATAGCGGTTACCGCCATCCGAATCTAAACGAAAAGATTGGTGGAGCGCATAAGGTTGAAAACGGAAAGAAAGTACCTACCAGTCAGCATTGCAAGGGCGAAGCGGTAGACCTGTACTGCGCCGGACGCAACGCCGACATCTTCCGGTACATCAAAGCGAATTTGGACTTTGACCAACTGATTTGGGAGTTTGGTAACGATTCGCAGCCGGATTGGGTACACGTATCTTTTAACCGAAAGAAGAACCGCAAGCAAGTATTGAAGGCCGTAAAGTCTGCAAAGGGAACGGCTTACGTTGCAATATGAAATGGTTAATTATATTTTGTTTGCTGACATCGTGTTCAGCGGAGTGGCATCTAAATCAAGCCATCAAGAAGAACCCTACCTTGAAGGACGGGAAGGATGTTGTGTACGATACGACTATTGTTACGCAGACGAAGATTTTGAATGATACGTTGCGTCTGTACAAGGACACGACTATCTACCAAGACAAGGTAATTCTTGATATTAAGTATTTGCCAGGAGAAAGGATTGCAATTAAGGCAACCTGCCCTCCGGACACGATACGGATTACCAAAACGATAAAGCCGCATACAAAATACGTTCGCCCGTCTTATGGGTATTTGTGGTTATTAATTCCTACATTTGTTTTAGCAATAGCACTATTTAGGAGATTGCGCTAAGCGGCAGAGGGAGGGGGTCTAATTGTGTGTGTGGTTATACGCATCCCCTCCCGACTGCCGTATTATTTTGCTTAATTGTTTGGTAAAGACAAAAACCTTTTGTACTTTTACATAACTAATAACATAACCACACACAACATGAGTGAACAACTAACGTACGCCGTTGTAATAGACCCGCATCGGCAGCAAGTCAACCTCCATGAAATAGAAGGAGGTAGGGTCAAATTTGAGCACATGTATAAAGTCATGGAATGCTCAACAATAGAAATCGTAGAGTTAAAGCGAGGCATAGATTTACTATGCGACGAAGAGGCATCCTATATTGAGGATAACCCGTCGTACTACATCGGCATGGCGGATGATAATCTCTATCATCAGATTATCGGCATATCGGTAATAGCAAAGCACGTCAAAGGCGAATTGTACGGATGGACAATGCAAGAAGTAATAGAAGTGGTAAATAACATCAAAATTAAATGGATAAAAAATTAAGCCATGACAGCAAAGGAGTCATTGATAGAGTTTCTAAAAACGAGAATAGAAGCGTTGGAAAAAGAGGTAGAAGACCTAACGGAGCAACGGGACATCTGCCTAAAAGACTTTCTCCAATGCCAACAGCAAAAGCGTTAGAGTATATATTTATGCACACCAATGCATACATTGCAGAGGTAGTAAAAGTAGAATACTCTATAGTGGCGACATGGAGGTACAACTTTCAGCGCAGCCGCATGACAGAAGAAAAGAAAGCAGAAATAATTAACAAATTCGGATTTAACCTTTATTCAGACAAATTATGGAAAAGCAAGCAGTAGTAACCGCAGTCACGGGAAACGGAACATGGCAGAGCCAATACGGACTCTTCTACAAGTTTGAAGTGGCATTTGACAACGGAGACGTTGGAACGTACATGACCAAAGAAGTTAATCAAAATAAGTTTATCGTAGGCCAGAAAGCATCGTATCTGTACGAAGGTAAGCAGGCACAGAATGGTCAAACTTACTATAGTGTTAAAGTGCCTCAACCTGCACAAGGCGGCGGTGGCGGCGGTGGCTTTAAAAAAGACCCGGAAGAGTCAAAGCGCATCGTAAAGCAGAGCAGTCTTAAAGTTGCTGCAGACCTGTCTATCAACGGACAGATTCGTCACGAGCAGATTCTTGAGTATGCGGATATTTTTACCCGGTGGGTATATGGAGAAAACGTCGTACTGCCAATGCGTGAAAGCGATAGCCCTTTTAACATCTAAAAACAAACCACACACACAAAATGACAACAATAGAGAAGATTGAAAAGATGAAAACATCCTTCCCGGATGTAATTCTAAAACTCGCAGATGACGTTATTGAAGGAAATATATCTGCAGCGCAGTTACAGATATTCCTGCGTCAAGCCAAGGACGTAATAGACATGGCGGAGAAGGCCATCAAGCCATCTCTAATTACAGAATGCGATTACAAAGACGGCGTTAATGTAAGCGGGTATAATTTTAAGGTACGTAGAGGTGCTGGACGCCATTCGTATGACCACATCCCGGCATGGTGCGAACTAAAGACCAAGATTACAGACCTTGAAGAGAAATCAAAGTTGGCGCAGAAAATGTACCTGCGGGGCGACCAATACGTTACCGATGAAGGCGAATTGATACCTCCAAGCGTTTATGTGTCCTACGATGATTCTGTAGTAATGACAAAGATTAAGGGGGCATTGTAGCCCCCTTTTTTCTTTACAGGGCAAGCGTTTTGTATCTTTACGTAAACCACACACGCAATGGAAAAGCCAAATAGGTATGTAGTTATACCTGCACAAGTCCTCTATGACAAGCGACTCAGCGACAAGCAAAAAATACTTCTGGGAGTAATTAATAACCTATCTACGTGGAAAGGATATTGCTTTGCGAACAATGATTACCTCGCACGGGCTATTGGGTGCAGCGTCCGGACACTTCAGCGAGAAATAGATACTCTGGTACGTGCAGGATATATCATGCGGGAAATAGAGCGTAATGAGGCCGGAGCAGAAAAGCGACTGCTTCATGTGTTAGACCACCCACCCATGACATCGGTGACACCCCCCCGTGACACGCACGACACCCCCCCCGTGTCAACCATGACACCCATAATAACTAATACTAATAACAAAGATTATTTTAACTTATACACGCACGAGTTTGAGGAAGTTTGGGAGGCATACGATAAGGTAGGTGTAAAGATGACTGCAGCAAAGTCATGGTCCCGAATCCCGCACGCAATACGTCCAGATGTACTCAATCATATCCGGGAGTACATACGCCTACACAAGGACGTTGAGAAGATGCAATTCCTTCCACACTTGACCACATACTTAAATCAGCGCAGGTGGGAATCCGAAATGCCATACAACCGGGAAGACCAACCGAAGAAGAAGCCCAATAATTGGGATAGTGTAGATTGGGATAAATAGTTTTTACCTTTACAAAAAACCACACGCAATGACAATAAAAGACCTGCCATCAGAAGAAATAGGCAAACGCTTAAAAGCGTTCTGTGAACTATGCGACATAGCACCCCCGGTAGATGGTGCTGCGCTTGTTCAGTTTATGAAGCACAACTACGGAGGACTTCGGGATGAGGTTCTTTCACGAGCCCTTAATCATTGGGCATCTACAGATAATGATGTTCAAAGACCCCGGAGGCTAAATGGTCATTTCATGGCAGGCGTATTCAAATTGTACCTTGATATAAAGCGAGCGCAAAACAAAGATGATGCGTACCTAAAGCCAGAACAGAAACTGATTGAGCAGCGCAAGGATGACAATACACGGAAGCGGGAACTAATGGATGCCATGAATGTTTTGATGCTGCGATACCATCAAGTATTCTACGAGCATAGCCAAAGCACCTATATTCTCATAGGCGCAATGGAATCGCTACACGCAGAGGCGATTGAGTTTGGCCTGTATGCGGAATCAGATTTTGACTACTCACTTGTAAAACAGAAGGAGCAGGCCATAAGAGATTACGTTTACAGAACGCAATTAGGCATCAGTAGGTCAAAGCCCACGTGGATGCTTGATACGGGCGTAGAGCGCACGCAACACACCTATTTCAATTCTGCTTATATGTGCCTACACTTTGACAATCTTATCTTCGCAAATGGACTATAAAGACGAATTCGGAAACATAATGCGGTGGAGCGCAAATAAAGCGTTCTTACGCATATCCGGAAACGGAAAAGGGTTTATAGAATTGGGTCATGTTGGTGGGGTCAACAAAAAGATATTCGTCATGTATCGGGATTCCAAAAAGCACATGATGAATGCCGTAAGGGGATACGGATTCAATAACGAATTACTGCGGAGGTGGTTAATTCCAGAGGGCATGGACATCGGCTTAAACATTGACAATCAGACGAAGTACCTACTTGACCCTGCAATCGTTCTGGAATTAGGAACGTATCTACATTTTAAGGATGCAGGATTTGAAAAGCAGATATTTCTACCGCTAACAACTATTGAGCATATCGCCAAGTGGAAAGGCGTTTATACTCCCGACCCAAAACTATTATGACAGAGCATCAATTACAGGTAATGTGCGTAACGTGGTTCCGGCTTCAATATCCTAAGTATGCCGAACTATTATTTGCCGTACCAAATGGAGGGCTGCGTGGGAAGGCTACTGCAGGTAAACTCAAAGCCGAGGGTGTGGTTAGTGGAGTTTCAGATTTGATATTCCTGTACCCAACATCAGAGTATCATGGTCTATGTATTGAAATGAAAAATGAAAAAGGAACACAAAGCCCCCGTCAAAAAGAGTGGGCAAGAGCAGTCCGAGAAAACGGATACGCATACATGGTCATACGCTCATTACATTCCTTCCAAGAATTGGTCAACCGGTATGTTGATGAAAGACCGATGCCCGACTTGTAAATTAAGAACTCGTTGTATTGAGTGCCAGAAAACGGGACATAAATACAAGACTCCTATATTCATACAGAATAAGGAAATACAGGCACTTTGCGAAAATGCAGAATTATCTTTCAGTCAGAAAATAGATATACTTGCGAAGATTCTTGAAATATAGTACCTTAGCGTATGCAACCACACACCAAGATTTACCTAAAAGAGATGTGTTTTCATGCTACAGACTTCATTCCTTGCGAGGTTTGCGGTATCCGGGCAACGGAAATTCACCACATAAAAGCCCGTGGAATGGGCGGGAGAAAGAATGCGGACGTTATTGACAATCTAATGGCGATATGTCGCTCGTGCCACATAACGTACGGAGACAAAAAGCAATTCATGGATTTCTTAAACAAAAAACATCAAGATGCCATTACCGAAGCCAGAACCCGCAGAGGCTCAATATGATTTTATCCAGCGGTGCTACATGGATGCATCGGTAAAGGAAGAATTTCCCTTTGAGCAGCAGAGATTAGCCGTTTGTTACACCCAATGGAGAGACAATAAATGAGTCGCAAAATATTTTTCCCTGCAATACTTGAGGGAGTCCGCACACGTTCAGACCGAACACTTGCTATAACCTTTGGTACACAGGAAATGGCTCCGGAAGATGCCGGAATTGTTTTCTCAATGCTGCAGTCAATGATTTACGTTGCAGTAAAAGAGGAAATGTTTACCCGTGAGGAAGAGAAGGTACTTGACGAATTGCAAGCAGACGCATTAGAGTTCCAAGGCAAGACCCCTTCGCAACGACTTCGGGGAGTGCTGTATAAGAATTACGAGTTAGACAATCAAGGCTTCTCTACCTTCACCCGATACTACGAGCATCAAATGGAACGTATCATAAACGCATTCAAATCAAAACTGGAGGATTAACATGTCTGATAAATCAAAGCCGTTAACTACCGAAATGGTAAAGGTTAGCGAAATTATACCGAACCAATCAAATCCACGAGTCATCCGGGATGGCAAGTTCAAAAAGCTCGTGAACTCAATACGGGAGTTTCCGGAAATGTTAAACCTACGCCCTATCGTTGTAGATAACGAAATGGTAGTTCTGGGTGGCAACATGCGTTTAAAGGCAGCGATAGAAGCAGGATTTGAAGAAGTGCCAGTAATTAAGGCTTCATCTTTGACGGAGGAGCAGAAGCAGGAATTTATCATCAAAGACAATGTTGCTTTTGGTGACTGGGACTGGGAAGTCTTAAATAACGACTGGGACATAAAAGACATTGAGAACTGGGGTTTAGAGTTAAACCTTGGCGATAGTGATATGTTTGATGTAGAGGACGACAAGCCCGAACGTACAGGTGAACGCCCAATGGCTACAGACGATGATTACTCCGTCTTTGAATGCGTCATGCGCCATGAAAACAAACTACGCCTCATACTTGGCATCAATGAGGCAAAAGAAAAGCACGGACTGGAAAAGACCGAGGATGCCCTTATAGCAATTGTAAACAAATACCTTAACCATGATTGAGAACAGCAGTTTCGTCTACTTTGATAATGCCGAAGCCGGATTATTGTTTGACGACTCCAAACACGAAAAGTACCCCCTCCGTTACTACAATGTTATTAACGGCAAGGGCATCAAGACAAACAAGGATTGCTCGTACTATGGCTTCGTTTATGAAGGCAACGCATACGTCAGCAGCAATGGCTTGACGCATGACATCTGCACTAAAATGTACTTCTCCGTATCCGGTGAGGCAATCATCGATGGTAAGGGAAAAATCATTCTTATAGAGGTACTGCATACAGGCGGAGTATATCCAGAAAACGCATACCGGGCTATGAATATGTTTGGTGGTCCGCTGGAAGAAAACGGACGTCTAAAGTACATTGATGGTTGCACCGACTCGCTTTTGATTCCCCCTGTGAAAATGGGCGACCCATGCTTTAATCACCTGCACTTCCCGTCACACATTGACCAAACTCAACACACGCATCCAAGCGCACGTATTGGGATGGTCGTAAAAGGCAATGGTGAGTGCATAACCCCTTTTGGCAACCTGCCACTTTTTGAGGGCATGATATTTATCATTAAGGAATGGGATGGCATTTCTTTTGACAAAGGCCTTGATGGCAAAACCTATCCTACAGGCACACACTCGTTCCGTACATTTGAGAAGGAAGGCATGGACGTAATTGCCTTTCATCCCGACTCTGACTTTGGTCCTACAGACGAAGTACATCCGATGATTAACCGGACTATCGTAAATGGTGTCAGCGCAAGTAAGATTGAGTCAATCCGTACCAAATGACATTACAAGAAAAGGTAAATGAAGTTGCCGGATTCCTATCTGATATCCCGGTGTCGCCATCACGTTGTTTAATCGCCTATTCTGGAGGGAAGGATAGCATTGTGATGGCACACTTGGTATCAAAGTACATGGGAGTCAAAAAGGCAGTTGCAGATTGTTCTTGGTGGTTTGACCGTCACAGAGCCGATGCCGAACGCATAGCCGATAAAATGGGTCTTGAGGTTAATTACATTGACCGATTCGGAGATGATTACCTTATTAACAGGCAACCGGGATGGCTATTTCCCCCGCAGAAGGTGTATTCCCAAATATACTCAGCACGTCAACACAAAACATGCGAAGGGTATTCAAGGAGAAATGATTTTAAGGCCGTCTTCTTTGGTCGCAGAACGGAAGAGAATACCGTTCCAAAACGGGCTTATAATAAGGGAGGCATACTGCAGGTACACCCAATCCGGAATTGGAAAGAAAGTGATATTTGGGAATACCTTGAAGTTAATAAAATTGAGGTTCCAAGCATCTATAAATCTGAAATGGGTCCGCATGAAGGAAGCACGTCATGGAATCTAATACACCGGGAATTGTACGACAAACCAGTTGAAGAGGTTATACGAGGCTTTTGCCCATCTACATACGAGCGACTAAAAACAAAAGGCATCATCTGATGGGAGGCAAAGTAAGAAAGAAGGAGCATCTGGAGACCAATGTCTACGAGGAGGCTCTGAATAGAACCCGGTACATATTTGACCACTTTGATAAGGTGGTCGTATCGTTTTCTGGAGGCAAGGATTCTACTGCAGTATTAAACATTGCCCTTGAGGTTGCCCGTGAACGTAATAAACTTCCGCTTAGCGTTGTTTTCTTTGACGAGGAGGCCATACACCCACCCACGATAGATTACGTCCGCAGAGTGGCTAATTTGCCGGACATTGACTTAAAGTGGTACTGCCTTGAATTCAAACACAGAAACGCTGCGTCAAACGAGGAGCCATTTTGGTATTGTTGGGATAAGGATAAAGAAGATGTTTGGGTACGCCCACTTCCCGCAGAGGCCATCACCGAGCATCCAAAGTTCAAAAAGGGTATGTCCTTCCAAGAATTTAGCCCCTACCTTTACGAACGCACAGATGGAAGCGTCGCTATGCTTACAGGCATTCGGACACAGGAAAGCCTGCGCAGGTACCAAGTCATTGCAAAGAAAAAGAATGACGCCTTTATAAACTCAAAATCAGAAGCCTCAAATAATCAATACCGATGCTTCCCGGTTTACGACTGGTCAAGTGAGGACGTGTGGTTAGCCGTGCATAAACTCGGATGGGATTACAACCGAACATACGACATTTTCAATCAGACACGGATGCACCAAGACTTCCTTCACCAACGGGTATGCCCCCCCTTTGGAGAGGAACCATTAAGAGGGCTTTGGATATATGCCGAGTGCTTTCCAGAAATGTGGCACAAAATGCTCTACCGGGTGCAGGGTGTCGCTACGGCTTGGCGTTACGCAAACACGAGCCTGTATTCAAACTCAAAGGACAAACCAGATACCATGTCCTATAAGGAGTATATTAATGTAATTGTTGACTCCTACGAGCCAGAATCCAGAAACGATGTGAAGAAAACCTTAAATGCCTACATGAAAAGCCATTTCCGACAGACGTCAGACGAGATACATGAAACAGAATCTCACCCTATATCCGGTGTGTCATGGAAGTGGCTTTGCCGTGTAGCCATTCGGGGAGATTTTAAGGGCAGGCAATCAAACTACCTTAACACAGAAGCAACCAAACGCAGAGAGCAGTTGGGATTAACACTTGAAGAAGCACAAAGAAAGTATGGAAAATAAACTATCAAGCCAACCCCTATCACAAATCAATTGGGTTCCCAGAGATACACTCAAACCCAATAACTACAATCCAAATAAGGTTGCGCCACCGGAGCTCAAGCTTCTAAAGATTTCTATCATGGAGGACGGATGGACGCAGCCCATCGTAGTAAACTCAGATATGTCAATCGTTGACGGATTCCACCGCTGGACAGTATCTGGACACAAAGAGATATTTGCGCTTACAGATGGATTAGTGCCTGTAGTGATACTCAAGCCTACCGACGATAATCAAAAGCGCATGGCTACAATTCGCCATAACCGAGCCAGAGGTACACACGGAGTGCTTGAAATGTCAAACATAGTTACGGACATGGTAAACAACGGATTGACAGGTGAAGAGATTATGGAACGCCTAATGATGGAAAAGGATGAGGTAGTACGTTTGTTGTTCCGTGCAGGAATACCAAAGAGCCAAATCTTCAAGGAAAAGGAGTTTTCAAACGCTTGGCAGCCCAAATAATGGCGAACAAATCAGAACACATTAAAAGGGCACTCGTGGAGGCCATGGAGCAGTCCCTCGGTGTAGTAACATCCGCCTGTAAAAAGGTGGGGGTTGGCAGGACCACATATTATGAATACTACAATACGGACCCGGATTTCAAAAAGGAAATAGACGAACTATCAAACGTGGCTTTGGATTTTGCAGAGAGCCAACTGCATAAGCAAATAAAGGAAGGTAACACGAGCGCAACCATTTTCTACCTAAAGACAAAAGGCAAAGAGCGTGGTTATGTAGAGCGTCAAGAGGTTACAGGTATTAACGGAAGCGGAATAGTCATTCAGATTGTCGACACTGCAAGCGAATAAGGTATTCCGACACCTTGAAACGAGCAAGGCAAGGATTGTGGTTGAGCAGGGCGGCACACGTTCCGGCAAGACCTACAATATCTTGATATGGATAATAACATACCTGCTGCGGAATACAGGGAAAACTGTTACTATTTGTCGTAAGACATATCCAGCCCTACGAGCGTCAGCCATGCGGGACTTTCTGGAAATCATCGGGAATATGGGATTGCCTGTAGAGGGGATGTGGAACAAGTCAACATCAGAAATTCGCATTAACGGAAACCTTGTGGAATTTATAGGGCTTGACCAGCCCCAGAAGATTCGGGGACGGAAACGGGATATGGCTTTTGCAAATGAGGCCAACGAGTTAAGCAAGGAAGATTTCTTCCAGTTGAATATCCGTACACGGGAGCGTTTCATCATGGACTACAACCCGTCAGAGGAGTTCCATTGGATTTATGATGACGTGCTTCCACGTGATGACTGCGATTTCTTTAAGACTACATACAATGACAACCCATTTCTTACACCTACAGAGGTGCAGGAGATTGAACGACTGCAGCAAACAGACCCTTTTTATTGGACGGTTTACGGCCTTGGTGAGCGTGGCGCAAATCCAACCACGATATTCCGGGCGAACGAGGTCAAGAAGATTCCAGAACGGGCAACGCTTTTGGGATACGGGCTTGACTTCGGTTTTACGAACAACCCTTCATCGCTTGTAGCCGCATACGTTGATGGGGACAACCTTTACTTTGATGAATTACTTTACCAGACGAACCTTACAAACCAAGACCTTGACGGCAAGTTTAAGGAGTTAAACCTTGTAAAGGGGGCAAGGATTGTCGCTGATAGCGCAGAGCCAAAATCCATTGAAGAGTTGCACCGAAGGGGCTGGAATATACACCCATGCGATAAGGGGACTGGCTCCGTGAACCTTGGTATTGACCTTATGAAACGCCACATACTTAATGTCACGGTTGGAAGCCTAAATCTTATCAAGGAGTTCCGTAACTACAAATGGGAGCAGGATAAAAACGGCAAGGCCTTAAACGTTCCTGTGAAGATGTTTGACCACGGAATGGATGCGTGCAGGTATATTGTTATGAATCGGTTGAGCCGTCCCAATAGCGGAAGTTACTCAATCAGATAAAATTATTTTTCAATTCTTTTTTGTGGTTACACAAGTATTGCTTATATTTGTATAACAATAACCACATAACCACACACACACTATGTACAACGTAGACCTATTTATTGAGGCCACAGATGTCTACAAGGCAGGCCTTAAAGCTGAGCCAGGCTCCGCACAAGTGCAAGAGGCAGCCGCCAAGATTCACGCACTCGCCGCCGCAGGAGGTTTTACCTACCACGATGTTGCAAACGATGTCAATCAAGAAGCCCTTATCTGGCGTATTGAGGCATACCTAAACCGCAAGTAAGATGGAAGTATTAGAGGTCATCTACGCACAGAGTTGCATCGTATACACAGAAGAGTATGCAGAGGATATTGTAAAGCAGTTCGCAAAGAATTGTGAAGCCAATCTAAAACCAGACCTTTTTAACGATGCACGGAGTTTAGGTTCCAGATTGCTACTTCAATACTTCAAGTGGAACGAAACGCCAGAGGGGATAGAGTATTGGAATAGAATACACGAAGACTTTATGGAGTACGAGGAAAACGTTTGGGGCGAATATAAAAAGTCAAGAAAATGAATCAGTCGGCAGTAGAATACCTTATTGCACGGATTCTGTCAAATCCGAGCATGACGCAAGAGCAACGGGTGTTGTTCTTTAAGACCGCAAGGGCGATGTTCCATGACCAGATAGAAAACGCTTGGTACTGCGGGAAAGAGAAAATGTACATAAACGCAAAGGGGGATGAAATCCCTTGCGACCACGAAATGGACTTCTATCATGAAACCTACTCAAAGTAGATGGCGAGCCGTTGCCGACGGCATTTTCCCAGAGAACAATATGCACATAATCGTCTGCATCCCAAAGTTTGCCAAAGGGCTTTTCTTTGAAGCTGAGTATTACGGCAATGAGTTTCACCATCCGTATGTAGGACAGGATATTATAGGCACATACAAGGGCGTAAGCCATTGGTGTTATTTAGACGACTTAAACCAAGATTTTTCATGGACATAGAATCATTACGCAAGCAAGCCATTAAGATGGCGAAGCAGGCAAAGAACACAAACTTTGTGTACGAGTCCGGAACGGCGTACTACGGATTACCAGAGCGACTATCAGACAGGAAACAACAGATGATGAACGCCACACTAATCTGGGAAAACGAAACCTTTAACACCAAAGAGAAATGAGCAGCATTGATTTCCTACTTACAAAACTGGATGAGGTCGTAGATGGTAAGGTTCTTTTTGAACTACTTAGTTCCGGAGCAGTAGATGAAGCCCGCATTATGCACAAAGAGGAAATTAAGCAGGCATTTAATAACTTCGGAGGCGCACATGATGAATTTTGGGAAAAGGCAGCCACGCATTACTACAACGAAACCTTTGGAGAAATAAATCTTATGTATCCTGCAAAGGTTCAATAAGTTGTATATTTATACTATGAAATATGTAACCAATGCTTCTGGAAATCCTTGCCCGAAAACACAAAGATTGGGTTAGGATGGTCATTAGTTTTGGTTGTCCGCCAGACCTTGCCGAAGACTTTGTGCAGGAAATGTACCTACGGCTACACGGGTACGATGTCAAGGTAGAGAAGATAATGTACAAGGGGCAAGTGAATACCCTTTTTATCTACCGAACCTTACTGCGAATGTACCTACTCTACAAGACCGCCAAGGAAAAGGTCAAATACGTTGATTTGAGCGCACTTGAAGATGTAATAGACCCTAACACGGCTCCGGAGCATGAAGAGGCGTTTATGGGGCTTATTTTAAACATGGAAGAAGAAATGAAGGGCTGGCATTGGTATGATAGCAAAATGCTCCGCCTGTACGTGGAAAGCGGAATGAGCCTTCAAAAGATGTCGGACGAAACTAAAATTACCAAGTATTCAATTTATCAAACCTTAAAACATGGAAAGCACAAACTTAAATTCAAGTTCCAAAAAGACTACGACACGTGGAAGGAAACCAAAGGGGA